GTACGTGCAGCAACGGGTTTGTCGCAAATAGAACAGGAAAATCTGATTGCGGGCATTAAAAAGAATTTTTCGGATTTATTCACAAGGGGAAAATCTTGGGAATCGGCAAAACGGACAGCGTATGGATTGGCGGGTACATTAAAATCTGCAAAGGCATCGGTTGACTTTTCGTTCTTGTTGCGGCAGTTGTCTGGCACGTGGTTCACGCACCCAAAGGCAGCGTGGTTGGCGGCAAAAAAAGGATTCACTGCGTTTGGACAGGCATTGTTTGGCAAAGAGGGGGACGGCAAGGCGGCTGCTATGATTGAACTTATGACACGTCCAAATGCGTTGAACGGAAATTATGATAAGTTTGGGCTTGCACTTGGTATTGCCGAAGAGGCGTTCGCAGCAAATATTTTTCATAAAGTAAAAAATAAAGGGGCTGGAAAACTGCTACGCCCGATTACTGCATCTGACGATTCTTTTAATGTTGCTATGCAGGTTGCACGTGCTGAATTATTTGACGTTATGTGGGAACAAACTGATGGCGATGTTAAACTGTTAGAGGCACAAAATGTTGGCGATGCTATAAACACAATTACAGGTCGTGGCAGTACGCCTTTGGACGGTTCCAAAGCAGAAAAATATGTCAATGTTATGATGTTTTCCCCACGGTGGTTGTCAAGTCGCATAAAGCAAGTTTCCAATTTGCGTTTTATTGGCAGTTATTTTGATAAAACACCGAACGGTTTGCGTGCAAGGGCAGCGGTAAATAATATGTTATTTATGTTGGCTGCATCTGCGGTTGGTATAGCGATCCGCAGGGCGTTGGGGGACGACGAGGAAGAACTGGAAGAACAGTTTGTAAAAACGTTTGATCCACGCAGTGCTAACTTTATGAATATAACAGTTGGGGATTTGCATATAGATACGTCTGCTGGTGTTGCGAACTTTGTGCGTTTCGTTGCACGTGCTATGACTGGGGAAATTATGACTGGCGAGGGTGCAATACAGCAAAAATCCAAAGGCGATATTTTGATGCGTTTCTTGGCATCAAAAGAATCCCCAATTATGCAGAACGTGCGTTATGGTATGATGTACGCATTTGCAGAAGATCCTGTTGATTTCAACTATGACCCAATCACAGCAAAAACATTTGCACAGGCGTTTGTGCCAATTACATTGCAAGATATAGCAAAATTAGATGTGAATAGCCCAGAAACATTTGCGGCAGTTGCATTAAACGTTGTTGGTGTTAGTTCGCAGACGTGGGGCAACGCAGAAAAGAACCTCGGCAAGTCGGCTGCGTTGTTGCGTGAACAGGAACGTCTGGCGTACAAAACCAATCGTGCGGTAAAATCGCTGAAAGCAGCGAAGAACGCAGCGATAAACACCAAGTTGACTGGTGCAAAGCGTGATCGTGCGAACCGTGAATTTGAACAGAATTTATCACGTGCGTTGGATCGTTTGATTGGGTCTGCTGCATACAAACGTATGACCGATGCCCAGAAAAACGAGGCGATGGGTAAAATTAGAACCGAAGAACAACGCAAGATAAAGAAAAAGTATGGAATTAAATAACAAAATATGATATAATAGCACAAGAAATGGAGGGGTGTTATGCTGCAATGTTATATGGCTGATATTGCCACAGTCCTTGAAAAAGTATCTGAATCAATCCGTGAATTGCAAAGTTTGTCTGACCGAGTGGGCAGTGAAATTGATTGGAAACAACGCAAAATTGATGGCGATGTTATGTGCTGCAACGAAGATAAAATGACCGCAGAAGAGGTCGCAGAGTGCCAAGCGTTTATTGCCAAGGCAACCGAATTAAAATCGTGGGCTGATGCGATATTGAACTCTGAACTGCTGCACGCACAGGCGATTACACAAAAGATGTTATCAAAGGGGGAATAAATGGTTTCGGAACCGATTAGATTCGTGTATTATGTTGGCACAGGCGAACAAACTAGATTCGCTTATGCGTATGATGGTACGGTTGGTTTTGATGTCGTTGACCCTGCAACAGTAAAGGCGGCAATATTAAACACAAACGGCACACGTGATTTGAATCCGAGTTTTGTCGTTGAACGTGATGCACAGCAGAATTTGACAGGTAATATTTTATTTACAGAGGCACCTGCACAAGGGGCGGTTGTTTATATCTATCGTGAAACGCCAGAAACACAGGAAACAGAGTGGGATTCCAATTCTATGTTTTCGGTTGGTTCAATCCGCAAAGCGTTTGATAAACTGACACGCTTGATGCAAGAGGTTTTTTATCACAGCAAAAACAAAACGTTGCAACTGGATCCTTTCCAGCAGCAGGTTTTGCGTTTGATTCTGACAGACGTGGACGATAACCGCAAACTGATGTTTGTTGATTGGGACAACCAGGTTATCACATATACAGATTTTACAATCGGGCGTATTGTTTTATCAAATGAGGCAGGTGCGAACGATGCACATAAAATCATTTTGCGTATAAATACTGAAAATGTAAATGGGGTTGTTAAAATATTTTTAGAATTTTCTGCTGATGGTGGTGTTTCTTGGAATCAGGTTTCTAGTGTGGGTAGTGTTGTAGAAAGTTGGTTGTCCGCATTTGTTTTGGCTTTGGGTGCTTTGCCAAATGGTGGTGTTGCGGTGCCTGGAATAATAAAACGTGATGGAAAATTATATATAACTTTTTATGATTCTGGTTTTGATCCTGCTACAACCAGTGGATTGCCAATCGTTGGGAACGTGAATAACTAATGCCAGTATATGAAAACATTTTAGAAGAAATCAAAAAATCTGTTGCACGTCGTGATGCGATTGAGGTGGAACGCAACGCTTGGCTAAAAGTGCATAGCGAAGAAGAGTGTTTTCGCCAGCAGGCAGAGTGGGCAAAAAATGACCTGTGGTATTTGTGCTATTATGTTTTGGGGTGGCACTTTTACGATTGTGATTATGCAAAGTTTTTCTGCGAAAAGGTGCAGGAAAACCCAGATCAGTTGTGGTTGGTTGCTCGTGGGCATTTGAAATCATTGACAATTACCTGTGCATCAACGATCCAGTTTCTGATAAATTCCCCCAACAAATCTGTTGGTCTTATGTCGTATAATTCGCAATCGGCAAAGACGTTCTTACGCCAGATTAAAAACATCTTGGAAACGAACGAGGGATTAAAAAAGTATTACCCAGATATTTTCTATGAAAAACCACAAACGCAGTCAACATTGTGGTCTGAAACGGCAGGTTTGAATATTAAACGAACCACCACACGAAAAGAACCATCATTGTTTGCGTTTGGTCTTGTTGATTCGCAGCAGACAGGTATGCACGCTGATTTGTTGCTGTATGACGACGTGGTTATACAGGATTCGGTTGGTACTGCGTATATGATAAACAAAACCACACGTGCGTGGGAATTGTCGTCTAACTTGGGTATGATGACCTCAAAGACGCAAACACGCTATTGCGGCACACGTTATCATTACTATGATACATACGCCACAATGATTGAACGTGGCATACCGTTCACAATTATACCAGCGACACACGATGGTACAATGGAGGGTAAGCCGATCTTTATGACGGAGGAAACGCTTGCCCAGAAGATTATGGAACAGGGTACATATACGTTCTCTGCCCAGATGCTTTTGAATCCTGTGCCAGATGGTTCAACAAAACTGAATCCAGAAGATATACAATACTATGACGATCCAGAAGATGTGCCGCTGATACGCAATGTGTATTTGGTGTGCGATCCTGCGAACGAGGGTTCAAAGCAATCTGATTATACCACGATGCTTGCGTTGGGTTATGACGAGGTTGGGGATCTGTGGTTGCTTGATGGTATACACGATAAGGTTGGATTGGGTAGACGTTGGAATTTGGTTTGTGATTTATCAAGGGAAAATTCGGTCTGTATGGTTGGTTATGAAAAGTATGGTATGCAGGCGGATCTTGAATACTTTGATATGGAATTAAAGCGTGGCAACGGGCGTTGCCCAGGGATTAAAGTTTTGGGTGGTGTGCAGAGTAAGCGAGATAGAATTTTACGCATCACGCCATTGTTGGAACAACGCAGAATCCATTTCCCACGCACGCTGAAAAAAGTAAGTTATTTTGATAATCGTGAATATGATTTGACACAGGTATTGGTGCAGGAAATCACAGATTTTCCATTTGGAAAACACGACGATGCGATAGATGCGTTGTCAAGAATATTTGATATTGTGCCAGTTATGCCGCACGTGGATCACAGAACAGAAGAAGAAAGGTTTTGGGATTCTATGAAACAGGAAAAGAAACAGCGGTCAATATCATTTTTACGCAAACCTGGTGCAAAAATTGGGAGGTGGCATAAATGAAGAAAAATATCACAAAACTGATTACGAACGTATCAAGTGAATTGGAATCGTACAGAACTGTGTTCTGGGCATTGTGGCAGTGGGCGGCACGCTTTTCTGGGTCGTCCAGTCCGTTGCGTTTTACGTCTGAAACAGGCGGGCGTGTTCTGGGTATGCAGAGTGAAACCTTGGACGAAGAGGCGTTTGATCCAACAATAAAGTCTATGATTACCACAGCCAAGGATTATTTTGGCGGGTTGTTTTTCCCGTCCAACGAACCGTGGACAGTGCAAACGTCTGGTAAAAATATATCTTTGCAGCCATCAGAGGCGGTTGCCTGTACAAATTTAATTCGTGATACATTTAACAACCCAGATTCCAAGTGGTATGAGGCACGTGAAATCTTTTTAGATAATTTTGTGCGTTTTGGTACGGGGGATTTAATGGGTGTTGAAACCCTGGACGAAGATTGCCCGTTCAAGGTGCGTTCGTTAGGATTGAGTGCGATGTCCACCAATGTGGATCATAGTTCGCAGCGGCAGGTATTTAATATGACAGCCCAGAAGATTGTTGAAGAATTTGGGTATGATGCCATTAAAAATATCAAACGTGTTGCATCTGCGTATGAAAAGTATGATGTAAGTTCCACATTTAAGGTCAGTTGTATGATTATACGCAATCCAGAATATGTCAAGGGCGTAGAAGATGGAATCAAATCAAGACCGTATGTTGGTTATTGGTACTTGGACGAATCAGAGATTTTTGAAACAGAATTGTTCCGTGAAAAGCCGTTCGGTATTTCCCGCTATTTTGTACGTCAAGGGTATGGTTATGGTTATAGTCCGCTGACAAATATGAAAAAATCCTTTGAATCATTGGAGGGATTGTTCTTCTTGTCAATGTCTAGTGCGGGCAAGATTGCTGATGCACGTATGGGGTATTTTGATCTGGGTACGATTGGTGCGTTGGAATTAGATTCTGATGCAAAGTATGTGCCGTTCAATGGTGGGTTAGTCGGATCTGGTTCTGCACCTGTATTTAAGATTGAAGATGCAGGCGATATTACACCGATCTGGAACGCAATCCGCCCAGTGATATTGGAGGGATTACGCAAGGAATACAAACTTGATGCAATGGAGGGGTATTTCCAAAAGTCTGGGAATCCACGCACAGCAACCGAGGTTATGGCATTAAAGGCGGTACAAGATGCTATGTTGGCACCGCAGGTTCGTTTGTTTGCTGAACAGTTGACTGATTTCCGCAGACGTATCACAATGATTGCGTTGCGTACATTGGAACGTGCAGGACGGATTCAAGACGACAGGGTTAGAAAGGCGATCAGACGTGGCGACAAGAGTATATTCAAAATAGAAGAAACCTCAATCGTGAAACGCATCATATTCAGCGAACGCCAGCAACAGTTCGTGAACGATCTGCAAACCATTGGGGCTGCATTGCAGGTGCAGAACTCATTGATTGGTGCGATTGATTTATATGAACCGTTGCAAAATGTCCTGGAATATGGTAGTATTAAATTACGTAGTAGGACGGATTACGAAAACAATCGCAACCTTGCCGAGGAAATGTCAAAACGCCAGACTGTTGCACAAACCACAGTCGCAGAGGCGGCAGCCGACAGGGCGGCATCGGAGGCGGTTGGACAATAATAAGGAAAGCCGATGGAAAAGATTTCGTCAATACAGGCAATGCTTGAAGAAAGGAAACGGCAACACGAAAAACAGATGGTACGCACAGCAGAGGTTGTGCAGACGTGCTATAATACCGAGGCTGGTAAATATTTTATACGCTGGTTGGCAAGCGAGGCACGGTTTTTTGCTGGTGGGTTGCAGGTTATTTCTAATCTAAAAGAAAAATATAAAGCACCGCCAGAATATTATACAGGTCAAACCGATTTAATCAAAAAAATTATGAAATTTCTAACCCCAGAGCAGGTTGCTGATCTGACTGTGGCGGTTGTGAAAAAAGTAGAAACGAAAAAAGAAACAGAAGAGGAAGAAGATGGACGAAAATAAAATTGTTCTGCCAGACGAATATAAAGAAAAAGGTTGGGCAAAGTCAATCTTGAACGATGCGGGCGAGGTTGATATGGGAAAAGTATTTTCCAAAATTGACGGTCAAGAATCCTTGTTGGGTAAAAAACAAATCCCTGGCAAAAATTCCACAGAAGAAGAGTGGGCAAAGTTCAACGCACAGATCACAGCCGATTATGAAGATGGCGAATACGATGCGGTTCTGGACGGTCTGGAAACAAAAGCCGATATGGTAAAGGCGTTGAAAGGTCAAGGTCTGACACCAAAGCAGGCGGCAAAGGTCGCTGAATTGTACAAAGCCGAAAAAGCAAAAACGGCTGAAAAGATTTATAATGAAGAAGAATTTAAGTCTGCGATCCGTGAATCTATGGACGAAAAGACTTATGACAAAGTCAAGGCACACCTGGAAGAAATCGGGCAGTGGGAAGATGTTAAAAAGATGTCCAATGCTGCTGCGATCAAGATATTGAAATCCAATGCTGCGTTGATAAAAAAATATGGGGTTGAAGACAAACCAAACCACGATGGTGGCAATCCTGCTGAAAGCGGTGGTAATGGTAAAGGGTTCAATAACCAAGAATATGTCAGTCGTGTATATGCGTTGATGCGTGAGGGAAAAACGCATAAAGATGCGGTTGAACAGGCAAAGAGGGAGTTTTCATAATGTCTTTGAAATATACAGCAGAAGAAATCAAATGGTTGGCACGCACACGCCTTGTGTTGTGTTTTACTGAACCGCAAATGAAGAAAGGGCTGATCGCAGAGTGTTGCTTTACGATGCCCAATGGCAATAAGCACAGTTGGGTTGAGGCGTGTTTCCCGATGTATGAAGAAAACCACGACAGACAGATTGCACAAGAAATATTGCGTGAACGTGCGTTGAATAAGTGCTGGGAAATTTGCGGACAGTACACCTTGGCAACAGGGGAAAAGATGCAGATCCCAGAAAACTGTACGTGTTATACGGACGATAACATTGAAGAAATAAAGGGGAAATAATGCCAAAGGGTATGGGGTTCAAAGCAGCCCAAAATCAGATTGCGAAACGTCAAGGCGTTAGCAAAAAGCAGGCGGGTGCAATTCTTGCATCTGCCACACGCAAGGCAAGTCCTGCCGCAAAGCGTAAAAATCCAAATTTGAAGAAAGTAAGGGGGTAAAAATGCCAGAAAATGTAGAAAATGTAAATGTTGAAACACCAGCGGTTGAAACACCAACAGTGGAAACACCTGCGGTTGATGCAGCACCTGCGGCTGATGCAACGCCAGAGGTTAAAGCGGAAAAAACCACAAAGGGTAAAGGCAAGGGTAAAAGCACAAAAGATGCAGCAACACCTGCTGAAAACTCTGATGCACCAACAGTATGTGGTATGCGTATTACAGTCGTTGGTCGTGCGGTAAGTTTGAACGGTTTGGAAAATTATGAAACGACAGTTGATATTCCACGCCGTGAAAATTGGCAGCAGTATTTGCGTTCGTTTGTTGAACGTAAATTGCAGTCTGAAAGTGCATCTATACAAGGGGTTCAAACAACCTATATTGACGATGAAGAGGAAATTGCAGTTCCTGTATCGTTCTTTGGTAAAGATGTTATGAAATTATCACGTGAAGAAATATTCCCAGTTGCGGCATATTATGGTTTGCGTGGGTTGAAGAAGATGCAGGAAAAACGTGCGGCGTGCATCAGCATCTATCGCCAGTTGTGTGAATATCTGGGTTTGGAAAAACCATCGGACGAATCCACAGCGAAAACCTGGGCACCTCTGATCTTAAAACCTTTGGTGTGTCCAAAAGGCGATACGGTTATGCCAGTTGAAAAGCCGATTGCGTTCATAGATCAAGGTAAAGTGTGGGAAAAAACGTTTATGAAACGTGATTAAAAAAGGGGCATTAGCCCCTTTTCTTGTATGTGCGTGTGGTTTGTACCAATCTGCCGTTGTGCCTGTACAGGCGTGTCAAAACGTCCAACACGGGGCGTTGTTGTTGAAAATTTAAGTGTTCTTGTTTCAATCCCTCCTCCCTATATTAAAACAATGTTTTTTGTTCTGGTTGTCTGGGCTTGGTTTTTAGTCCGTATGATGCACGTGCCTTGACGTACCGATCCCACGCATAATCTGGTATGTATTGTGCAGGGAATTTGTGGAACGGTATGCCAAAATCTTGTCCTTTGTATTTTGCCATCGGTTGTCCTTATAAAAGTTCGTTGTCGTCAACTTCGCAGGTTTCTAGCATAGTTGTTGGTATATTTATAGTTCTATGCCATTTGCCTGTTTTTGTGCGTGTTTGAATACGCCCATTATACCAACGATATTGCCTGCCTAACCAATCGGTAGCAAAAGGGCTTTTTACTATTGTCGCAGGTATGTTGCTTAGGTGTGCCAGTGCCTCAATTAGTTTCATTTCTGTTCCTTATGTTCTATCTGTTCTGCTTTTTGCTATCAAAACCCTTGCGAATCTCGCTGGGTGTGGGTTTTTGTTGTATTCTTTTAATCTTCTTGCCAAACGCCTTTCCGCACATCTTTTATCGTGTTCTGGTCTGATGCGTTTTCGGTTTTTCCGTTTATACTCAACACTGGTTATGGCAATATAATCCCCTGTTCGTTCCTGTATTGCATTGGCTAAATCTCTTGCTTTGTTTTCGTCAGCAAAGTATATGCTTTTTATGCCCTCCGCCCCGCCAAGATTGAGTTCAATTTTATATTTAATCATTTTTTATTCTCTCTTCTATTGCTTTTATTTGTTGCTCGCAGATGGTCGGCACATAGCCGGACAATCCTGATACACCACACCAAGAACGAATATTCAAAAAACCTGCTTTTGCCTTTTCCAAATCCTGTTTTGCTTGTGTCAATGCTTGTTTAAGTTCAATGATTGGTTTCCAGCGTTTTTCACATAAAGTGAAAACCACAGAATCACTGCTGTATAATTTTTTTCCACAAAACGGACATTTCAATTTACTTGTCATTGGTTTTCCTTATGTTCTATCAGTTCAAGGGCTTGTTGTGCAGTAAGGGAACACGCATACAGTTTGCCGTCTGTGCCTGTGTGTTCTTTTGCTATTTCCTCCAACGCCTTTCGTGTGATTGCCAAATCTTGCTTTCTGGTTCGTGCATCTTCAAGGGCTTGATGCCACGCTTTTGAAATGTCTGATCGTGGATCTAGGTTGACCTGCTCTCTGCTCTGTTTGGTTTTCTTTGTTGCTTTTAGATGTTCTGTGGCAATACCAAGTGTATGTGATAAACCTAGGATTGCAGCCACAGGATCTGTGTACACGTGCGTTGAACAGCAAGCGGGGAAATCTTTTGTGATCTTGATGCGGATCTCTATCATATTCAATCCTTTTTGTACCAGTTGCCTTGTCCGTGCTTTTCCCGCCAGTGTCTGCGGGCTGCCTCCTGGTGCCGTTCGTTGTACGATTTAGAATTGCGTTTGCGTTGTTCGTTGTACATAAACTTTATGTCGTACAGATCCATCGGCAGGTCTTTTTCTTTTAAGAAACGCAGTGCCTCTTTTTTTGTTTGAAAAGTTGGTGGCGGGCAGTGCTTTGGTATAATTATTACTGGCATATTGTGTACTCCTTTCTTTGTTTTTGTATACTTTTTGCATTTATTCGGTGGAAAATGTGAAAATTCCACTTTTTCCACCCACTTTTTGCGATTTTTGCACGTTTTTTAACCCACGTGTCTGTATTGTCCATCGCCCTTTGTCCATTTGCGTTGGCGGTTTTTAATCATTTTTGCCTGCACAGCATCGTCTATTTCTTGCCTTGTAAAGTTGAACGGCAGTTGTGCTATGTGTCGCAGTCCATCGGTTGTGCTGAATCTTGCGATGCCGCAGCATACAATTATCAAGTCCGCCAATTCTTCCAGTTTGTTTGGCATTGTGGTTGCAGATAGGTATTCGTTCATTTCCTCTTCAAATTTTTTGATTTGTCCATCGTATGTTGCGTGCGGGAAAGTTTCTGTGTGCCACGCAATAATGGTTGCCAAGTTTTCCTTGATAGGTTGTGGGGTTGCTTGTGGGGCTTGGGGGGTTGCAACAGGTTCAAGTTCGCACGGTTTGTTTGCCAGTGCGATAACGGGTGTCAGTTGTTTAATAACAACATCGTTTTCTATACTGGTAATAACATATTCGCAGTATTCAAAAATTGTTGAAACGAGGATTTTGTCCCCTGCATAACACAATCTTTTTATCTTATTAAAATACCCTGGTTGTTCCACGGTGTGTAATGGGTCTTCTGTTATGTAATTCCACAATGTGTGGTTTTGTGCGTATGCCAAAACGGCAAGGTTTTTATTTTGAAACATTTTTAGTCCTTTAAGTTCAATAAGTTTTTAAGATATTTTGTGCGTTGTTTTTCCTTTGGGAAAGCCTGCCATTGTATAATTGCCTCGGCAATCTGCGGGTATGCGATTGCCAGTCGGTACTGATTTTCTGGGTCTGCGTGTTCCCACAGTTCCATCAGTTTTGTTGCAAAACTGCCCATCGGGATTCCTAGTTTCCACTTTGCAAATATCTGTTTGTTGTTCACTAGGGTTTCTTTTAAGTTGTCGCAGATAAATCCTAGTGCATCATTTTCTACACTCATAATGTTGCCTCCAATCGTTTCAGCCATCGGCGGTATTGTTTCTGTGTCCAGCCCACAATTTCCCACGGTGGTCTTTGGTTTTTTGACTTGAAAAACGCAACCGAATCCATCGGGTCTGGTTTTGGTTTGTGTTTTAACCCCTTGTGTATATTGCTATATGTTTCCCATCGTTTGCGTTCGTGTTCTGGTGCGTTCGCAAGAAAATCTGCGTGGGATTTATAACCCTTTGCCTTTGCTCGCCTGTCCCGTTGGTATGCGATAAACTTTTCTTTGCGTTCCGCCAGTTGCTCTGGTGTTAGTGATTTAAGCCATTTGTTGAAAGTTGTTTTGTATGGCATTTGTTTCCCCTTTCATTTCGTTTAATATCTTGTCCAGGATTCCCTGTTCCTGTCCTGTGCTATACACACTAGCCAATCGCTTTGAAAGTGCCTGTGCGTTGATTTTTCGTGCCTGTTCGTATAGTTCTAGTGCGAGTGCCTGCCAGTCCATCGGTGTGCGATTGCAGGTCTGTTGCCCCAGTTGTTCCAGTTCCTTGACTTTTTCTGCCCCATAGGTGCGTTCCATAAAGTCCCTGTACTGCCGCATAAAGCAGAATCTTACCTTTGCGTGTGCATTTGGACTAGCCGCCCAGTTATGTCCGCTTGACTGTCCGTGGCAGTTCATAGGATTGTATCTGGTGGCAAGTGCAGCACGGGGTATAAAGTGGCAGGCGTGATAGTTTTTATAATCGCCCTGTGCGAATTTCCGTCCGTCTATGCCGTCTGTCCAGTTGTCCCGCCAGCGAATATAAAACTCAAAACAAACATCGCAAAACTTTTTATAGTGCGTGGTTCGCAAAATAATCGCCCGCTGTGCGTTGTTTCGGTTGTTCGCCTTGCGTTGTATTGCTCCCTTGCGTTTCAGTGCTGTGTGTCGTTGTAATCGTGTGTATGGCATTGTCTGTGTCCATCGGTTAAAAGTATTTGACTAAACAAAAATCCCCGCTGTTGTTGCGTGCAATCTTTACTGCGTTGCAATCCAAATCGCCTGCTGTGATTGTTTCTGTGATTGTGTCTGCACAGTCTGTTTTCCAAATGTCTATATTGGTATCACGCAAATCAATCCACACATCGCCAAAAGCAAATGTAAATCCATCGGGCAGGCTTTCGCTGTAATACACAGTAAAAATACCGTCCCCGACCCCGTTTCCAAATTTGATTCCATTGATGCAGATTGCCCCTGCATCTGCCCCTACTGTTGTTATATTTCCCATAATGTGTCCTTTTTGTTAAAATGTTGCCAGTTGAATATGTCCCGGATTGTTTTCGCTTGCCTT